TGCTGAGGCGTCGCCCCCATGACAGCAAAGACCTTGGCAATGAACTCATCCGACACTTGCTCATGGAAGAGGTCACTCATGCTGTTGACAAAGACCCGGCTGGGCTTCTTCCATGTGAGTGGCTTACTCAGACGCTCAGGATGTTCGATCACGTTTTCTGCCGCGTTCGGCGCGGTCCACGGTTTCTTCGACCAGCCGAACCGCAGGCTCAGCGCTTCGGCGTAGCAGTATCGGCAACCCTCCGACACTTTCGAGCATCCGGTCGTAGGGTTCCAGGTTTCATCGGTCCACGATATCAAGGTTGCCATTCGCGGGGTTCCTCCGCTGTTGGTAGTCGGGGCGTGTCACCGCCCCGCTTCTCGTATTATAACAACTTCGTATCTTTGGGTCTAACCTGATGGGGACACGAGGACGGGTACCGAATCCGAACGCGCAACGCCGCAACATCAAGATGGTGACGAGCATCATTGAGGCCAAGCGCCCCGAGCACCCGCGCGAGATGGGGGGCGAAGCGCTTGCCGAGTGGAAGCGCGTCGTTGATTGCCTGATGGAAATGGGGGCGATGCACACGGCCGACCGCGCACTCCTCATTCAGCACTGCACACTCTGGGCGGAGTGGGTGGAGGTGGACGCGCAACTCAAAAAGAGTGGGCGGCTGGTGAATGGCCCGAACGGCCTGGAGTCGTCGCCGTTGTGGAAGCTGCGACGAGAGTTGTCGCGCGATCTCGTCGCGCTCGCGCCGATGATTGGGCACACTCCGGCCGCGCGGTTGCGGAGCGGCGTGTTGCAAGGCGACAAGCCAAAGGCGAAGCCGGTCGTGGCCGAACCCGCTGCACCCACCCCCGCCGAGGACCCGCGCCGGTTGCTTCGGATACTTGGGTGACCGTACTGATGATCCCGGAACTCGAAGCGGAGGGCGCCGAGTGGCCCAGCCTGGGGCCGAGCATTGTGCGCTGGATTGAAGCGAATCTCACGTTCGGGCCGGGAGACTTGCGGGGGATGCCCGCGAAGGTCGACGGCGAAAAGCAGGCGTTTATCAGCCGCATGTACGAGGTGTATCCGCTCGGCGCGAAGGATGCGAACGGCAAGCCCATCCACGGGCGCCGGCGCTTTCGGCGGTGCTGTCTCTCGGTAGCGAAAGGGCAGGCGAAGACCGAGCTGGCCGCGTGGCTGGCAGCATGCGAGCTTCACCCGGACGCGCCGGTGCGTTGCTATGATTTCGATAGTACCGGGCGGACACCGACGGGGCGCGGCGTGACGGACCCTTACATCGCTCTTGTCGCATATACGGAGGAGCAGACCGAGGACCTGGCGTATGCCGCGCTCAAGGTAATGGTTGAGGAGTCCGTGGCGATTCGCGGGGACTTCGACATCGGACTGGAGCGCATCATGAGAAAGACCGGCGACGGGAAGGCCGTGGCGTTGGCCGGTTCTCCAAATGCCCGTGACGGCGCGCGGACCACGTTCCAACACAAGGACGAGACGCACCGATGGAACAGCGACCGGCTCCGGCGTGCCGCCACGACGATGACGGCGAACCTGCCAAAGAGGCTGATGGCCGATCCGTGGGAACTCGAAACGACGACCGCGTTTACCCCTGGCGAGAACAGCGTCGCGGAACAGAGCGCCGACTACGCCAAGGGCGTTAGGGAGCACCGCATAAAGGATTCGCGCCTGTTCTACTTTCACCGGCAAGCGGGAGACGGCCACGACCTGGGGACGCCTGAGGGCATTCGCGCGGCGGTGGTCGAAGCGTGTGGGCCGACGGTGGCGTGGCGGGACATCGAGGGTATTTGCGACCAGTGGCAAGATCCCGGCGCGGACCTCACATATCTCGAACGCGTGTGGCTGAACCGCACCGTCGCGGCCTCCGCACAAGCGTTCGACGCGACGAAGTGGAAGGCGAGCGCGCACTTGCACCCGGACGCGGACCACAAGCTGCAACTGATTACGTTGGGCTTCGACGGCTCACTCAATGATGACTCGACCGCGCTGATCGCTACGTGTGTGCTGTGCGGGTGGCAATGGCCGGTGGGGCTATGGGAGAAGGATTTTGAGAGCTGGGAGGTGCCCCGCCCAGAGGTAGACGCGGCGGTTGACCAGGCGTTCGCCGACTTCGAGGTATGGCGCATGTACTCGGACCCGTCGAAATGGGAGGCGGACCTGGCGCGGTGGGCCGGGCGTCACGGCGATAAGCGCGTTGTCGGTTGGCCGACCACTCATTACCGGAAGATGGCGACGGCGTTGAAGAGCTACGCGTCGGCGATCGTCAACGGCGATATTTCGAACAATGGCGACGCGCGCGTCGCGCGTCACATCGGCAATGCCGTGCGGTCGCAGCTCAATTTCAAGGACGACGATGGTTCGCCCTTGTGGCTGATTCAGAAAGACCGCCGCGATTCGCCGAACAAGATCGATGCAGCGATGGCGGGGTGTATGAGCTGGCAAGCGCGGCTCGACGCCGTGGCGAGCGGCGCGACGAATGAGCAGTGGAACGGGATCTTCATTCCTCAAGACGATGACGATTGAGTGACCGCGTACGCCTCATCCTGGAAGCCCTCGGCGCTGGATTGGTTATCATTGCCGTGTGGATGATCAGCCTACCGCTCGGCGTATTTGTTGCCGGAGTCGTGGTGCTTCTGGTCGCCAACTTCTACGCCGTGGATGATGACGACGATGCCGACCGTACTGTCTAACGTAGCGCGCAGGGTGCGCACATCGGGGGGCAACCCCGCCCTAACCGTGAGCAAGTGGCCATTGTGGCCGTTCAGCCCTATCACCACCGCTGCATCCGCCGTCACCGACGCTTCGGCGCTGGGTCTTCCCGCGTTCTATCGTGGCGTTTCATTGCTCGCACGCACGCTGGGCGGGCTTCCCGTCCAGGTCTTCCACGAGGAGATCGACGGCAACGGCATCGACGGCATCACCGCGAAGATCAAGACGGACGATACGCGGTATTTGTGGATGCGCCCCAACCCCGAGCAAACAAAGCAGTCGTTCTGGGAGCGCATCTTCGCCGACGAGGTGCGCGGAAACGCGTTCATTTACGTCGACAAGGCCGATGACGGAACACCGCTCAACCTCTGGCACATCGCTCGGCGGCGCGTACGTGTTGGCCGGACGGAGAGCGGACGCAAGGTTTACGAAGTCGACGACGAGCTGCCCATGATTGACTACCGCGAAGGCGGGGAGATCGTCCATATCCCAAACTGGGGAGAGGACATCGTTGGGTACGACCCGGTGAGTATCGCGGCTGAGTCGATTGCGCTGGGTATTTCAGCGCAGGAGTATGCCGCCCGGTCCGTGTCGGAAGGATCTATCCCGCCCGGCATCGTGTCCACCGAGGGTCGGCTATCGATTCCGGAAGCGGAGGAATTGTCACGGCTTTGGTCCGCCCAGCGGGCCGGGGTAAGCAATCAGCACAAGGTCAAATTTATGGGGAACGGCGCGAAGTTCCAACAGACGCGCGTTGACCCAGACAAGATGCAACTCGAATCTCTGCGCAAATTCCAGATGCGTGATATTGCCACGCTGCTCGGCCTGCCACCGTTTCTTCTTGGCGACATGGACCATGCCTCGCAAGGCGGCGGACTCGGGCTGGAGGAACAGAACCGCAACCTCATTCAGTTCAACTTCCAGGCGCACATCAGCGCCGTCGAGCAAGCGGTTTCCGACGTGTTGCTCGTGCGGGAACTAACAAACCGATACATGAGGTTCAACCTCGAAGGGCTACTTCGAGGCACGACGCTCCAGCGGTACCAGGCGTACGCCATGGGTTACGGCCGCTGGCTCACTGCTAAGGACATTCGCGGCTGGGAAGACATGCCCGACGTGGATGGCGCGGACCTGTTGCTCGCGGCCATGAACATGGTATCTGCGGGACAGTTGGGCCAGCGCTCGGGGGGGCCAGTGGACGCAACGGTTGCCGAACAGGTCAATTCAGCGGCTATTCTCATCCGGTCCGGGTTCAAGCCACCGGCTGCCTTGGAGGCGGTTGGCCTCGATCCGATAGAACACTTTGGCCTGTTGCCCGTGACTCTGCAATCGGTAGCCGTGCTTAGCGAACAGGCGCCACCCGACGGCGGTGTCGTTCCCGTGGATGACGAACCTCCAGCGGCCTAAACCGCCTTCCCCTTCACGCCCCACATTATTGGTAATGGACCGATTTGCGTGTCATCTGCTCTCTCAACAGCCGTGGGCGATCATGCCCTCGGCGCTCGAAGCTCTTGCGGCGGCGGTGGATTCCGTGACCGGAAGCGGCCGGATGAGCATGGTTGGCGGCGATGCGGCAAAGTCGGGCCGGTCGGGCGGCGTCGGAGTCATCCCGATCCGGGGCACACTCAAGCAGCACGCGGGCGAAAGCCTGTTTGACTTTCTCTTCGGCGGCGCATCGACCGACGCGATCGCGGAGCAGTTCGCGGCATATGTCGCTGATGACGCCGTGCGCGCCATCGTGTTCGACATCGACTCTCCTGGTGGCAGCACCTACGGCATGACCGAACTGGCCGGGCAGATCATGGCCGCGCGCGGGAAGAAGCCGATCGTTGCGGTCGCGAACAGCGTGGCCGCGAGTGCCGCTTACTGGATCGCTGCGGCCGCCGACCAGGTGTACGCAACCCCCGGCGCTCTTGTCGGCTCCATCGGCGTGTACATGGCGCACATGGATATGGCGCAGGTCGTCGAGAACGCCGGGGTCAAGGTCTCCTACGTCAGCGCCGGTAAGAATAAGTTGCGCGGAAACGAGTTCGCGCCTCTGAGTGAAGATGATGCGAAGCACTTCCAGGGCATTGTCGATGCCACCTACGGGCAGTTTGTTGCCGACGTTGCGCGAGGGCGCGGGGTCACTCCCGCCGCCGTGCGCGGCGGGTTCGGCGAAGGCGACGTGGTAACGGCTGCGACCGCCAAGAAGCTCGGAATGGTGGACGGCGTGATGACGCTGGGCGCCGCGATTGAGAAAGCCGGGACTCTTCGTTCGAAGGCACCGGCAGGTACATCCGCCGAATCCCCCGACATCGAACCGCAGGCCAACGAAGAGGGACGCACTCGTTTGCGCCGCTTGAAGTGGCAGGCCCAGCAATCACTCGCCGAAACGGCATAAGGGAGTTCAGATGGCAACCAAGGTTGAATTGCTGCGCCAGACGGCGAGCGACGCGAAGGACGCCTTCTCTGCGGAGATGGCGAAATACAACGACGACAACCTGCCGTCGCCGGAACAGGAAGCGCACGTCACGATCCTTCGCGGGGCGATGGTCGATGCTGTGAAGGCTTCGAACTCCGCCGAGCAGTTCGTCAAGGACCAGACTGACTGGAATAACCAAGAAGCAAACATGCGCCACGCCTCTCGTCCGCCGTTTGAAAAGACGCAGGGGCGAGACGGCGATCGACCGAAGCTCGTTTCGGTTGGTCAGCGGTTCGTTGACAACCAGGCGTTCAAGGACTGGCACGCGTCGATGGCTCCGAGCGGGTTCATCCCGGACTCGGCCAAGCGGCTTCAATCGCCGCCGCTCCAGTTCAAGGGTATGCGCGAACTCGATCAGCAAGCCGGTCTTCTCACCGGCACGACGGATACCTCGGCGGGTGCGTTCGTCACACCGACCTACTATCCCGGACTGACCGAGCTGGGGCGCCGCCCGCTGACCATGCGCAACATCATCACCAACCTCCAGACGGATAGCGATACCGTCGAGTACGTTCGCATCACGACCGAGACCAACGCCGCCGCGCCTGTTGCCGAGGCCACGGCTGCCTCCGGCGGGTCGGGCGTAAAGCCAGAATCGACCCTCGCCTTCGAGCGGGTTTCGACGCCGGTTAAGACGATCGCCCACTGGATTCCAGCGACCAAGCGCGCTCTGTCTGACGCGTCGCAGTTGCGCGGTCTCATCGATGCGTTCCTCCGGTACGGCCTCGACGAAGAACTCGAAGACCAGATCGCAAACGGTGACGGTGTTGGCGAAAACTTCACCGGCATCCTCAATACCACAGGCACCCAGGCGCAGGCGTGGGATACCAACGTGCTTACGACCACTCGCAAGGCGCGCCGCAAGGTGCGCACCGTAGGGCGTCGAGTCCCCAACGCATTCGTCATGAATCCCGAGGACTGGGAGATCATCGACCTCCTGCAGGACAACGAGGCGAAGTACTTCTTTGGTGGGCCCATGGCGATGGGGACGCCCCGACTGTGGGGGCTGCCGGTCATCGAATCCGAAGCCGTTCCTCTTGGCACCGCGCTCGTCGGCGACTTCTCGGTTTGCGTTCTTTGGGACCGTGAACAGGCAAGCATCAGCGTGAGCGACAGTCATTCCGACTTCTTCATTCGAAATCTTGTGGCCATCCTGGGCGAACTCCGGGCCGCGTTCGGCATCATCAAGCCGAACGCGATCGTCGAAATCGATATGACGGCCTAAGCGAGAAAGGGGGACTCATCATGGCTTACCTGAATCTCACAGCTGGCGCTGCCCGCGAAGCGGCCGCATCCGGTGAACTTGGCACGCTGGCCGCCGCAATCCCAACCGCCGCCCAGGCGGACACGGCCGCGGCGACGGGTACTGCTATTGCGGCGGCTGTTCCGGCTGCTGCGCCAGCGGGTGGTACCGGCGCGACTGCGGGAGCGTATGACACAGCGGGCAACCGCGATCTCGCTATCGTCACCATCAATAGCCTGCGAACGTGGGCCATTGAAGTGGACCTCGACTACGAGGCGCTGCTGGTGGATGTCGCAGCGATCCGAGTCACACAAAATGCGTTGCTCGCAAAGCTCCGCACAGCCGGGATAGTTACCCCGTAAGGAGGGTTTTCATGAGCACGATTTCAGGTCGCGGGATAGCCGAGGTGGTGGTGCAGACGGCTTCCGCCCGCACCCTCACGGTTGAAGAGAACGGAAAGCTTTTCAGCACAAAGGGTGCGGTCGCCACGGTGACGTTTACCCTTCCAGCTGCAACCGTTGGGCATCGCTACAGCTTCTA